CCCGCAAGGGCGCGGCCGCCCCGCAGAGTTTCGGGGGGATGGAGCTGGTCCCGACGGTTTTACTCCCGCTTTCCGTCTTGCAGACAAACAAGGGACAGATCGAAGGCATCCCCAAGAACCCCAGGACCATCAGCGAAGAAAATTACAGGAAGCTAAAACGCAGCATCACCGAACACCGGAATATGATGGCGCTGCGGGAAATTGTAGTAATAAAGCACGGCGAAAAATACGTCATCATCGGCGGAAATATGCGCTTCCGGGCCTTGAAAGAACTCGGATATACGGACGCGCCCTGCAAGGTAATTCCGCCCGGGACGGACATAGAGGACGTAAAAGCCTATCTTATAAAGGATAACGTAGGCTATGGAGAATGGAACGCGGCGGACTTCGCTGCGGAATGGAACCTTTCGCAGCTTGCAGACTGGGGCGTCGACCTTCCAGGCTTTGACACTTCCGTCCCCCAGGAGGACGCGGAGGACGACAATTTCAACCCCGGCGACGTTTTAGGGAAGGCCCCTACTTCCAAATTCGGGGACATATACCAACTGGGCCGTCACCGGCTAATTTGCGGAGACAGCACGGACCCCGACGTCTTGAAGCTTCTGATGGGGAGCCGCGAAGCGGACCTTATCCTGACGGACCCGCCCTATAACGTTGATTATTCAGCAAAGAACGAGGTCCTGGACAAAGCCGACAAAGGGAACCGGATCCAGAAGGACATCGCAAACGACAAAATGACCCGGGAGCAATTCGGGGTCTTTTTGCGGAAAGCCTTTGAAGGGATGTATAAAGTCGCAAAACCCGGCGCGGGAATTTACATCTTCTACGCAAGCCGCGAAGCCGTAAACTTTGTCCAGGCTTTCGAGGGCGCAGGCTTTGAGTACAAACAGCAGCTTATCTGGGTAAAGAACAATATGGTCCTGGGCCTTCAAGACTACCAGTGGAAGCACGAACCCATCCTTTACGGCTGGAAGGGCGGAAAGCCCCATTATTTCGTGGACCGCCGGGACCAGCTGACCGTATGGGAGGACGCGGCAGCCCTTGAACCGGACAAGATGAGCAAAGACGAATTAAAGAAGGCCTTGAAGGACCTCCTGGAAGCGGCGCAGGTCCCCAACACCGCCATCCACGAAAACAAGCCGCAAGTTTCAGCAGACCATCCCACCATGAAGCCGGTAAAGCTTGTGGGCCGCCTGATAAAGAACAGCACCCGCCCCGGGGAAATTGTAGTGGATATTTTCGGGGGGAGCGGCAGCACCCTAATAGCGGCGGACCAGCTGCAGCGCGCCTGTTTTACCGTAGAGCTGGACCCCCAATATAGCGACGTTATTATTAAGCGCTGGGAAAAGCAGAGCGGCGAGAAAGCGCAGCTTATCGGGAACTATATCGCCGCCCGGGGCGGAGTATAAAACACTTGAAAAGACCGGGGCGGAACACCCGAATAACGCCCATAACACCAAAAACAAGATATGGCAAACCCCAAAGGAAACCCCCAGAATTTGCGCCCTGCTCCCCCCTGGAAGCCGGGCCAGAGCGGCAACCCGGCCGGGCGGCCAAAAAGCCGGATAAAAGACACGCTTAAAACGCTATTTGGAAGCAGCGCCCGCAAAATTTACCACTTGACCCAGGCAGAGCTGGACGAGTGGGATGCCGTTTTAATATCCCTAAACGACAGCCAGCTGAAGGCGCTAATTCAGATGGACAGCGTCCCATCGTACCCAAAGAACCAGGCGGTCGCCATTCTTACGGATATGAAAAACGGGCGCACCACCACCGTGGAACGCCTTGCAGACCGACTCTATAACAGGCACAACCCCAAGCGGGTCGAGCTTACAGGAAAGGACGGAGCCGACCTGGTCGCCCCGCGCGTACTTACGAAGGAGGAAGCCGCCGCCTTCCTGGACAAATTGAACGAAGAATTTTAACCGTGGAGACGTACAGGGACATAGATATAACAAAGACCTGGGTGATGCAGGGAACGCTCCACTTTACGCGCTATTTCTTTAAGAAGCTTTACAAGCGTAAGTTTATAGTGGGCGAACACCATAAAGCCATCGCCGAGGCCCTGGACCGCGTACTGAAGGGCGAAATAAACCGCCTTATAATCAACGTGGCCCCCCGGTACGGTAAAACGGAATTAGCTATTAAGAACTTTATAGCGGAAGGCTTTGCGATAAACCCCTCCGCCCGTTTCATTCATTTGTCGTACAGCGACGACCTGGCCCGCGATAATTCCCGGGGGGTTCAGCAGATTATGCGGTCGGAGGAATACCGGGCGCTCTTTCCGCAGGCGCAGCCCACCAGCGTAAGCACCCGCAAGTGGGAGACCAGGGCCGGGGGCGGTATGTACGCAATATCGAGCGCCGGGCAAGTTACCGGCTTTGGAGCGGGCATCGTGGACCGGGAGGATGAGCAGGAGCTGGCGGACGAAGTAACAGCCCTGGACGAAAGCGCGAGCCTTAACGCTGAAGGCTTTGGAGGGGCCATCGTGATAGACGACCCGATCAAGCCGGACGACGCGCGCAGCGAGCAGATCCGCGAGAAGATAAACCAGAAATTCGAGACCACCATCCGCAACCGTACCAACAGCCGCAAAACGCCAATTATAATCATCATGCAGCGGCTCGACGATAACGACCTTTGCGGCTACCTTCAACGCCTGGAACCGGACGTCTGGACGGTTATAAAGCTTCCAGCTATTCAGGTGGACCCAGACACCGGGGAGGAACGCGCCCTGTGGCCCTTCAAGCACACGCTGGAGGAATTACACGCGCTCAGGGAGAAAAACGCCTTTGTATTCGATACCCAGTACATGCAGAACCCCCGCCCCCTGGAGGGCTTGATGTATGAAAGGGGCTTCCGCACGTATTCAGTAATACCGGCGACGAAGTACAGGAAGGTCAAGAATTACACGGACACGGCGGACACCGGAACGGACTATTTATGCTCCATTACCTACGTGGAAACGGATATCGCCAATTTTGTCCTGGACGTTTACTATACGGATAAGCCGATGGAGGTAACGGAGACGGAGACGGCCCGCCGCATTACGAACCACGGAGTCCAGGAAGCCATCATCGAAAGCAACAACGGCGGCCGCAGCTTTGCCCGGAAGGTTGAAGAAATATGCCGCACAATTTACACCAACCGAAAAACCGCCTTCCGCTGGTTCTTTCAGGACAAAAACAAGAATGAAAGGATCTTCCACAATAGCAACGAAGCGCAGAACCTTACATTTTTCCCGGAAGGCTGGGAATTCATGTGGCCCAAGTTCTACGAAGCAATAACGCATTACAGCAAGATCGGCCGCAACGCGCATGACGACGCGCCGGACGCGCTTACGGGAACAATAGAATTCAGGAAAGACTCCGGGCGGATGAGCGCCGTCGGCGTCTTCCACTAATAGCAAGTTAAACCCCCAAAAATACACAGCACCATGCCAGAAGAAAAAAGCACCACCACCCAGGAACAGCCGGTCGTCAGCCTTGCGGACCTGCTCAGGGGAACAGACTACAACGCCCTCATCGAGGAATTAAAGAAGGGCCGTATAGACGCGGTCCCGGACGCGGACCTGTTCAAGCGACAACTCGAGCCGGAAACGCACGACGTTATGGACTTTATTAAGCGCCCGGACCGCTGGGTCAAAACGGACCCTTCCGACCCGAACCAGAGCAGCGGGGATGAGGATGACGCACACGCCGGACACGTTATCCAGGTAACGACCGCCACGGACGGAACCGTCTGGCGGAGGGAAAAGGTCGCCCGCGTAGCGGTCGCCTTGCAGAAGCTTATCGTTAAGAGGGCCGTCGCCTTCCTTTTCGGGAACCCCGTACAGCTTGACGCAGAGACGGAAAAGGGAACCCTGGAAGATGAGGTCCTGCAGAGTTTGAAGAAAGCGCTCCGCAAGAGCAAGAGCAAGACCCTGAACCGCAAGGTCGCCCGCCAGATATTCAGCACCACGGAAGCGGCCGAACTTTGGTACGTCGTCCCGGATCCGAAAAACCACCTTTACGGCTTTGAAAGCAACTTCAAGCTCAGAACGGCCATCTTTTCCCCGCTTAAAGGGGACACGCTTTATCCCTACTTTGACGAGACCGGCGATCTGGTCGCCTTTTCCCGCGCTTTCAGCATAACGGACGCGGACCAGGTCGAACGCAAGTATTTCGAGACGTACACGGCGGAAGCAACGTACAGGTGGGCGGAAAAGGACGGCAAGTGGAACCCCGTAGAGGGATATCCGAAGGCGAACCCCATCGGGAAAATACCGGTTATTTACGGCAGGCAGCCCGAGACGGAGTGGGCGGACGTTCAGGGCCTTATCGACCGCCTGGAAAAGCTCCTTTCCAACTTTGCCGAAACAAACGACTATCACGCCAGCCCGAAGATCGTAACGAAGGGCAATATAGTAAACTTCGCAAAGAAGGGCGAAGCCGGGGCCGTTATTGAGATGGATCCGGACGGGGATGCGCACTACATGACGTGGGACCAGGCCCCGGAAAGCGTAAAGCTTGAAATAGAGACCTTGCTGCGCCTTATTTACACAATTACCCAGACCCCGGACATCAGCTGGGACAGCGTCAAGGGCCTAAACGTTTCCGGCGTAGCCTTGCGGCTCCTTTTCATGGACGCGCACCTGAAGGTCGAGGACAAAATGGAGGTTTTCGGGGACTACCTACAAAGGCGCTATTCCGTTATTCAGTCCTTCCTGAAGCACATGAACGGCGGAAACAAGGCTTTCGGGGCGGCTTGCGACAGCTTGACCGTCGAGCCGATCGTAAAACCCTACATGTTGGAGGACGAAAAGGAGAAGGTCGAAATTCTGCTGGCGGCCACCGGCCAGAAGGCCATCGCTTCCAGGCGGAACGCCGTACAGCGCCTGGGCTGGGCGGATGACACGGAAGCCGAGCTTTCCGACATTGAAGCTGACGAAGAAACGGGCGCTTTCCAGAGCATTACGGAACCGACCCTATAAAGTCCCCGCCCGAAACGAAAAACGCCCGGAAACGGCAAATTTGCCGCCATTCCGGGCAAATTCCAAAGCCTTATGGGATATATCGAACCGAAATTTAACGTAAACGAGATTATGGCGAAGCTGGGCCGCCTTGCAGAGATAGTCCCGCAAGCCGTAGCCGAAGCTTTCCAGCTCACCCTGATAGAGATATCGGCGGAAGCGCGGGAGCTTAACACGTACCAGGACCAAACGAGCAACCTGCGGTCCTCCATAGGTTACGGCGTTTACATAGACGGGCAGCTGTTTACGGAGGAATACCGGCAGGCCGGGAACGGATCCAGCGACGGCAGCGAAGGGCAGCAGAAGGCCCGGGAGACCGTAGAGGAAGTGGCGGGGAGATACCCGGAAGGCATAGTCGGCGTAATTGTAGCCGGGGAGGGTTACGCCCTTTACGTTGAGTCCAAAGGCTACGACGTGCTGACCGGCCCGGCAAGCCACGCCCAGGAGATCCTGGACCGGAATATTAAGATAGTTATGGAGGAACTAACAGCAGCAGCGGCAAATGGCTAAAAAAGCGAAAATTACCCCGCACACGTTGGAGACGTATGCAATAGTAAGCAAGGTCGAACGGCGGCTTACGGACTTATACGGAAGCACCTATCAGGGCGTCCTGCAGCTTTCGCAGGTGCGCCGCGCCATTTCGGAGGGGCGGCCGTTCACGTTTGAGCCGAACCGCCCGGAAACGAAGGCGCTAATTCGGTCGCTTGACACCCTGGCGAAGCAGACGGACCGGCTCCTGCAGGACAGCGTAACGCTGGCATGGCAGAAGGGCGAAGCTTCCGTAACGAACGCCTGCTTTTCCGCTTTCGGAAGGACCGCCGCCGGGCGGGATGCCGTCCGCGCTATTGCAGACCGCGCCAGGGAGGATCTACGCGGCCGGGGAGTCAGCGCCGGGGCGTACTATACCCAGAAGCACGGCGGCCTGAACATTTCCGACCGCGTATGGGGTAATTCGCTATTCGGGAAGCAGGAAATAGAGGAAATCATCCAGCAAGGCATCCTCCAGGGGAAAAGCGCGGACGAAATTAGCCGTTCCGTCCGGGGCTACCTAAACAACCCTTCAAAGCTTTTCCGCCGGGTCCGCAATAAGGAGACCGGCGAACTCGAGCTTTCCAGGAACGCCAAGAATTACCACCCGGGCCGGGGCGTTTACCGTTCCAGCTACCAGAACGCCCTGCGTCTGGCCCGTACAGAGGTAAACGCAGCTTACAGGCGGGCGGAGTGGGAGAGCTACCAGAATAACCCCCTTATAACCGGCTACCGGATTGAATTAAGCAATAACCACACGACGCTCATCAAGGGGAAAAGGGTCGCTTTGCGGGACATTTGCGACGAGCTGGCCGGGGAATATCCCAAAACCTTCCAGTGGACCGGCTGGCATCCCCAATGCCGCTGCCGGATGGTCCCTATCTTCATTAAAGAAGGCGACTTCCGGGCGCGGATCCGGGCGCTGGCGGCCGGAAAGCTTGACGAATGGAAGGCGGGCAACACCGTAACGGAGCCGCCCCGGGCTTTCACGGACTGGGTGGCAGAGAACGCGGACCGCTTGAAGGCCGGGAAGCAAATGCCCTATTTTGTAGCGGATAACTACGTCGGCGGAGACCCCACCCGGGGGCTGGTAAAGGAAATTACCGGCTTGAAGAAAGCCGTACAGCAGAGCAAGAAAATAGAACCCGTTACGGAATGGGACCACGAAATCGCAAGTCTTGACCGCTGGGCCAAAGCCTTCGACCTTGATACGACGCAGGCGAAGGTCCTCCGGGACGCAGGAGACCGGAAGGGACTCCGGGCGGAGCTTGACCGCTTGCAGCAGCTACGAGACGACCGAAACGTAGCCTGGGCCATAGAGAACGCGAAACTTTCCGGCATTATTTCCAAGATGGAAGCCGCAAAGTTCTGGACCCTTGCGCAGCAGTACAGGGCGCAGCAAGCCCTGTACAGAACAAAGGAAACCTTAAACTGGAAGGACGGTATTAAACAGCTTAAAGCCTTGCAGGGACAGGCTGCGGCGGAGCTTGCGGAAGCAGAGAAAAAGAAGGCAGAAGCCAGAAAAAAGAACATCATCCCGCCGGAGCTTGAAAAAGAATGGTTTAAGGAGGGGGACAAACGGACGGATCCGGAATTTTGGAAGCTAATAGACCCGGACAAACCCATCGCCCTGAAGATTATGGACAAAACCCCCGAGGGCGGCGCGTATTACATGGACAGCGAAAAAGCGGTCTACTTCCAGAAGGGGAGCAGGCGGGATGCTTCCAGCTGGTACAGGACCCGGCTAATTTACCACGAATTCGGTCACGGTATAGACTTCCAACGCGGGCTCCGTTGGAGTACAGAGGTGGCCACAATTCGGGAAGCCCAGCGCAAGCGGATGCTCCAAAAAGTACAATACTACAAAAAAGAGCTGGAATGGGTAACGGATAAAAACGGAAGCGGATCCTGGGAATACGTTACGAAGCCCGTAAAGATAGCGAGGGCGGACGCTATCTGCCGCCGAATAGACGCAGTCCTGGACAGAATAGACGGGATGAAGCCGGAAACGTTTAAGCGGCTATTCCCGGGGATGACCCGGGCGGACTACCAGGAAGCAGCGCTGGCCGTCAAAGACACAATTAAGAGCCTGGTCGTAAAATACGGCGAAGGCCATACAACAAAATATTTTTCTTACGCAGGTATGAAGGAAACCGAATGGCTGGCCCACTGCTTTGAAAATACATTTGCGGGGAATTCCGTCTTTAAGCATTTTATGCCCACGGAATACAAGGAGATGGTGGACTATATTAAGAGCCTTAGCAAGTATTAAGCTTTTGCCAGATAGAGAGCGCCATCCAGGATCCCGCCCACGAATTCGGCCCCCTCGGGGGCCTTTTCGTTATTTCCAGGGTACACGGCGACGAATTCCCGCTTTTCAAGCAGGGCTTTACGAAGCCACTGCCCCGCCTTTTTGGGAGAGCTTACAGCGTAGCGGAGTAGCTGCGCGGCTTCCAGCGCTTCCGGTTCAGTAGTGCAAGCAAGGAACCCGGAAACAAGCTCCTCGTTTGGAAGTTCAGTCACAGGCCGGGGCTGGCCGTTGATTTTGATGCGCGGGACCTTCATAACAAAATACAATTTCCGCAAGTGTACAAAGAAAAAGCGACACGTCCAAATCTTTTGCAGAAATTCCGCCTGGCGGCGGGCGTATTAGAGTAAGTTATTTTGTCCGGATTTTGCACGTGTGCCACTTATAGGGTCGGGGTGGTACAAGTTATTAGCCGGAAGTTTTAAGGCGAAAATAGGGCTATTTCTGGCCCGCCTGTGGAAAACTTTATAAAAACCCGCCTTTTTCGCCCGTTACAAGTATTAGACTAATACGTTATTTTTGCGGAAAGTTTCAAAAACCGCTTTAATAATGAATTTATACGAACAAATCCTCGCGTTACTTGTAGCAAAGTTTCAAGGCACGCGCAAAGACGGGCTCGAGGTTCTGGCGCAAGCGCTAAGTCAGACCAACGAAACCATCGAGGAAGCCCAAGCCGTAGTCAATAAAATGACGCCGGAAAAAGTAGCAAGTTTCATTAAAGACTGGCGAAAGAGCGCAGACGCAGAAATTACGAAGGCAAAGGACACCTACAAAGCTGGCCTGGAAGAAAAGTACAACTTTGTAGAGAAGGTCAAGGACCCCAAGACACCCCCGACCCCACCGGCGGAGCCAGGAGCCATGACCCCGGAAGCCATCGCAAAGCTCGTAAAGGATGCCGTTACAGAAGCCACCAAAGGCATCACCGAAAAGGTCGACGGCATTACAGGCGCACAGCTTTCCGCACAGCGCAAAGCGCAGCTGGAGGAAATTTTCAAAGACCAGAACGTCCCGGCAGCCTTCAAGAAGTCCATCCTGGACGGCTTCGAGGGCCGGAGCTTCGAAAACGATGAAGCCTTCAATTCCTACCTCACCCAGCAGAAAACGACCGTAGCGGACTACGCCAAAGAAATGGCAGACGCAGGCCTGGCCGGTTCAGGGGCTCCCATCTTCGGGAAACCCGGACAGGACGGAGTCAGCGCCGCAGTAGCAAGCTACATCAAGGATAAAGCCGACGCGGCCAAAGGAGAAGGCCAGGCCCTGGGCGGCAAAAGTATTTAACACCTAACAAGAAACGCAATGTTTACCATCGAACGCAAGAAAGACAGCCGCATCGTGCGCGCTTTCGTTCATAAAGTGGCCGACATTCCCAACGGCGTAACCGTAGCCACCACCGAGCTGATCGGCGGCGGAATTCTGCCGGAAGGAGCCGTTATCGGAAAGGACGCGGAGACGGGCGTATATCACCTGATCAAGACCGCCACCCTGGCCGCAGCAGCTACCAACTCCGCCACAACTTACACCGTTAAGAAAGGCCACCACTTCAAGGTCGGCGACATCATAAGCGCGGGCATCGGTAAAAAGGCTTACGCCATTACCGGCATCGCCACCAACGCCACCGACAGCACCTGCGACGATTTCACCGTCGGCACGACCCTGGGTGTTGCTATTGCAAAGGGCGCGGGCCTCATTCAGGCAGCCGCCGAAGCTTCCGGCAACACTTCCGTCCTCAAGTATTCCGCCCCTTACGCCGTAGTCGGCGACGGCTACAACGTTAAGGCCGGAAGCAACCTTTTCGTGAACGCCTGGCTTATCGGCGTAGTCAAGGAGGCATGCGCCCCCGCGACACCGGACGACCTGAAAGCCAAAGTTTCCGGTATTCATTACATCTAAACCAATAGGAGGAACGAAGTATGATACAGACCCTCATGGTCGGCCTGACCGAAAAAGACATGCAGGCCGTAGTAAAGACCTACAATTTTAACCCCTTCTACTGGCCCACCCTTTTCCCGCTGAAGCAGAACTTGACGCTTTCCTGGAAGGCGCTCGAGCGCCAGGCAGGCGTCCGCGTAGCAGCCGACATCGTAGCAAGGGGCGCAACGCTTGACCCCAAGACCCGTGCCGCCCTTAACAAGCTCCAGGGAGACATCCCCAAGATCGCCGTAAAGCGCGTAAAGGAGGACGAAGAGCTGGACGAATACGACATCCTGAAAGCCCTTGCAGGCAGCGACACCAACGCCCAGGCCCTTATCGACGCATGGGCAGAGGATACCCAATTTTGCTGGGACGCAGTAGCAGCCCGCATTGAGTGGATCGCCCTGCAGAGCATTTCCCTGGGTAAGGTTGTTTTGAACAACGAAAACAACGTCGGCCCGCTTTCCGAATTTAACGTGGACTACGACATCGACAGCCACAAGAAAGGCTTTGCAGCCAACAGCGCCAGCTGGGACAACGCCGCCGCCAAGCCTATTTCCGTGGACTTCCGCGCCATCGTAGAAGCCGCCCGCGCAGAGCAGATCAACCTGCGCCACGCCTTCATGAACGTAAAGACCTTCGCCAAGTTCGCAGAGAACGAGGAAGTAAAGAAGATGTCCGCCAGCTTTGCGCAGAACATTCTGGGCGTAGCCTTTACGCCCACCGTTCAGAACGTAAACGTGGCGCTCAATTCCCTGGCATACCTTTACGGCTTGCAGGTTCACGTTATCGACCAGACCATCACCATCGAGCTGAAGGACGGAACCCAGATCACCGGCAACCCGTTTGCCGACGACGTGGTCCTGTTCAGCGAGGACACCGTGATGGGTAACACCTTCTACCGGATCCCGGCAGACTACCGCCTGCAGGGGAGCGCCGCAATTAAGGCCCTTAACGGCCCTGTTTGTATTAAGAAGTTCGCCACCGAGGAGCCGGTCTCCGAGGTTACGCAGGGCATCGCCAACGCCTTCCCCGCCTGGCTTTCTTCTGGCCGCTCCTTCCTTCTGGACGTTACCCATAACGCCTGGTCGCACTAATAGAAACACCCGGTCCGGGGCGGCCCCCGGCGGAAACCCACGAAGCCCGTCACGCCGCCCCAAACCTTTCAACCCTTATTTATTCAGCAAGCCATGACGTACAGAGAATGGATGACCCGCACCGGCGCGCGCTTCCAAATTTCAGCGGCGGACGTAGAGCTGATCCTGACAAACCAGGCAGAAGCCATCCCCGACGCGGACGCGCCCGCGGACGTAAGGACCGCGAAAACGGCCCTTTGCAAAGAATTCGCAAGCATCATCCCGCTGGCGAATATTTCGGAAGGCGGCTATTCCATTACCTGGAACTGGGAAGCCATTAAATTCTGGTATTCCCAGACTTGCGCCGAGCTGGGCCTGGATGACGTAACGAAGCCGAAAATTCGTAACAAAAGCTTTGTATGGTAATACCGCCCCAATACCCCGAATTCCTTTACGCCTTCCAGGCAGGGGAAGCCACCCAGAACGAGAACGGAAGCTTTGTACAAAGCCCCGGATCCTGGGTCCTTAAATCCGCCTGCAGGGAGGAAACGAACGGGAAAGGCACGAAAATACAGCTTACGAATAGCGAAACTTACGTCTTCGCATCGCTTATCCAGATACCGGCGGGAGCCGCGAAGATACCGGAAGGCACGAAGATAGCCGTAACGGCTTTCGAGGTGGAACCGGAATATTTGAACGACCCCGCATGGCTTGAAGCAAGCCGCCGCGTAGGGCTGGTCCGCATAACCGGCGAAGTCGCCAAATACGACGTCGGCCGCCTTCATAACCGCTGCTGGATATAACCGAAAAACCAGGGAGAAACGAAATGCAAAGTATAGAGCTGGACGATATCCTGTACAGGATTTTAACCACTTCCACAGAAGTAACCGCCGCAATTAACGGCGGGGTCTACGTTCTGGGGGAGCGCCCGGACGGCTCCACGCTTCAAGACGTAGTAATTAACACCCTTACGACGAGCGGAGAGAACCGCCCGCAGCTTGCGACATCAAACGTGAATATTCACGTTCCCGACATAAAGGTCAACATCGGCGGCCAGCCGCAAAGGAAAGCGGACCGCGAAACCCTGCGGGAAATTGTAGCAGCAGTAAAGGCGGCGCTCAAGGCGGCCGTTATTGAGGGCTTGACGATACGCCTGGGAGCGGAAAACATACTGCGCGAAGTTTCAGCCCCGGAACACTACGCAAATATAAGGGTTGAATGGTTTATCGCCGGGACAAAGGAATAACAAGTAACACCGTAACAAATTAAGACAATGGCAAAGCACATTTATACTCTCGGGCTTTCCGAGATTAAAACCGGAGCCGTAGGATGCCAGGACAGCGCCCTGGGTTCCGACGGGTACACCTACCAGGACACCTGCCAGATGGTTACGAACGACCCGACCGTAACGGACTTTTTCGCAGAGGAAGTCGACGACCCCGTGGTCAGCATTGAGCGCGCCGGAACTATTCAGTTCAACTGGAGCATCATGGACCCGTCCCCGGATATTCTGGTCAAGTATATCGGCGGCACAGCTTCCAGCAGCGCAGGCCAGGCAGAAAACGACCAGTGGGAACCGCCCACAGCCGCCCAGGTAATAGAGAAGCGCGTCGTTCTGATCCCCCAGCAGGGCCTGAAATTCGACGTAGCCCGCATGCGCATCCGCGCGAAGCTTAACGGCAATTTCAGCAAGAGCGCCCTGCTGTTGCTTGAAGTTCAGGGAACGGTCCTCATCCCCGAGACAGAGGGAGTCGCCAAACTCAAAGCTTCCATCGTAAGCGCAGAAACCCCCGCTTCCAATTCCTAAACCGCCGGGGAATCCCGCCGTAATTATTGTGGTTGCAAGCCCCCGGAAATTCGTTTTTTAGGGGCTTGCTTTTTCAGTTAAAGAAAGACACCAATGGCAGAAGAAAACGCAAGAGAAGCCGCAGAAAGGACCCTGCAGGAGCTGGAACGCGACGAATTGAACCTTATGATCCAGCGGGGCGTAAAATTCAGCGTTTCCCGCAAGGTTTACCGCCGGGGCCGGGGGCTCCTGGGATTTTTCCGCAGACACCCCGAGACCGTAACGGAAAACTTCGTTATTCAGGAACCAACGCTTAACACCCTGGACCGCTTGACGGAAATATGGGTAAATATGCCCCTCCCGGAAGCGGAGCTTACGAACGCCGGGACCGCCATCGCGGCCGCAAAGCGGGTCGCCCGCGAGAACACCCGCAAGATGGCCCGCGTCGTAGCAATAGCCGTCCTGGGCGAAGATTACTACTATACCACCCAGGAGCCGAACGGAAGGATCCGGCAGCGCACCGACGACAAGGAGCTGGATCGCCTGACCGCCTTATTTGCGCACAGCATAAAGCCGTCAGACCTTCGGGGCCTTTCCCAGACGGTAACGAACGTGGCGAATTTAGCGGATTTTATCGCCTCTATGCGATACATGAGCGGCGCAAAAACGACTCAACCGATAACGGATCGTATAGAGTAACCGGGCTTAAAAGCCCCCACGGCCGCCGGGGTTCGATTTGCGCCCACTTCGGCTGGACGTTGGACTATTTGCTGCACGGAATACCGTGGGCGACGGTTCAGAGGATGGTCGTCGACGCGCCCAGCATTGAGACACAGGACGCGGAAAACCCGGAGCCGGTCGCCATTACACAGGATAACGCGCAAGACATTCTTAACGCTATTAACAAGCTTAACAGATGAGTGTAAATATAGGATCGCTCGAATTCGAGCTTTTGGCAAAAAACGGCCAAATAAACGAAGCCATGGACGAAACCGGGAAGCGAATACAAGGCCTTTCCGACACTTCCGTCAAGAGCGGCGAAAGCATGGAAGAAAGCTTCAAGAAAGCCGCCCAGGACATAGACCAGACCTGGGGGAAGCTTGACGTTATAGAACGCACCCTTTCCGCCAACGCAAAGGAGCTGGCCAAGCAATACGCGGAAGTTCAGGCGAAGCTCAAAGCCGTCCAGGGGGTAAACAATACCGAGGTAACGGAAAAGGAAGTCTTCGCGTTACGGCAGAAAAAGAAGGCCCTCGAGGAAAGCATCACCCTGAACGAGCAGGCCCGGAAGCAGTACGAGGAACAGGCCGCCGCCCTTTCCAAGACAGAAGCCGCCCTTTCCAAGACGAAGGAACAGACGCAGAACGCCGCGAACGCGCAGAACAGCCTGCGGACGCAGATGCGCAAAGTCGTCGAGGAATTAGCCCGGATGGAGGAAGCCGGACTCCGTGGAACGGAAGCTTACATTAAGCTGCAGAAGGAAGCGGGCCGCCTTACGAACGCAATGGGCGACGCGCAGCGACAGGCGCAGATCCTGGCGCACGATAACGCCGGGCTGCAGGGCGTTATTTCCGCCGTTTCAGGCGTAGCCGGGGCCTTTTCCGCAGCGCAGGGCGTTATCGGCTTATTCGGGGCGGAAAACGAGAATTTGCAGAAAACAATGCTCAAGGTCCAGAGCCTTATGAGCATAACGATGGGCTTGCAGCAGGTCGCCAACACACTGAACAAAGATAGCTACTTTTCCGTCGTTATTCTTTCCAAGATACGCGCAGCTTATAACGCGGAGCTTGCGAAAAGCACCGGCGCGCTGGCAGCCACCACGGCAGCGCAGACGGCAGAGAACGTCTCCGCCGTAGCCGGAACCGCCGCGAACACAGGTCTGGCCGCATCCTTCCGGGCCGTAGGGGCAGCGATTAAGTCTATACCGGTATTCGGATGGATAGCAGCCGCCATCGGCGCAATAATAGCCGTCGCCGCGAAATTCATAAAGAAGTCCCAGGAAGCCAGGGCGGAGATAAAGAAGCAGCGCGAAGCCGTAGCGGAAGCCGCCAAAGACAACATCGGCAAAATAACGGAACTTTCCAACGCCTGGAGCCAGCTCGGGGATGACCTTAACGCAAAGAAGCGCTTTATTCAGGAAAACAAGAAAGCCCTGGACGACCTGGGCGTCGCCGTTAATAACGTAGAGGACGCGGAAAAGCTTTTCAAGAATAACGCGGAAGCCTACATCAAAGCGCAGATTAAGAAGGCATCGGCGGACTATTACCGGGCGCAGGCCGTAGCGAAAGTGGCGAAAGCCATCGAGCTGCAGCAGGAAATAGAGAGCATGCCCGACAAAGTAACGCAGTTTACCCCGGGCGGCATGTTCGGTGGCTCCTTAGCTATCGAGACCGACAACAACGCGAAGGCCGCGAAGAAAAAGGAGCTGGAAGCCCTGCAGGCGGAAATTACGCAAGGCTACCAGAAGGCCGTGGATCTTGAAAAGGAAGGAATGGAGCTTTTGCGCAAAGCCGGGCTTTCCACTTCCAGCGGAGGGGGTGGCAAAGGCGGCAGCGCTGCGGAGACGGAAGCCGAAAAGTTCCAGAAGGAGCTGGCGGAGAAAAAAAAGGCTTACGAACAATTTAGGCAGTGGGCCACGTCTTCCGACAGCATCATCCGGGAAGCCGCAAGCGAGCAATACGCGGAGCTTTTGAAGGGCGGGGAGAATTACGTGGAATATTTGAAAAACCTCCGGGCAAAGCTTATGGAAGCGATGGCCGGGGGCGGGACCCAGGAACAGAAGGACCAGCTGGCCGCCATTAACAACGCCATCGCGGAGGAAACGAAGGGGGCCGCCCTTGCAGAATTCAAAGCCGCCCTGCAGGAACAGATCGACGGCGCAAACGGCATCCTTGACGTCCTGGACATTATAGCGCAGCGGCGGAAAGAGCTTGAAGGCGACGACACCGAGCTGGCCACGCAAAAGAGCGAAGCGCTGGACGAAGCCGAAAACGACGCGGTCGAACAGCAGGAAAAGCAGACCCAAGCCCTGCTCGAGCAATACGCGGACTATTTAGACAAAAAGGTCCGGCTGGCCAACGACTACGCCGCAGACATCGCGCTGCTGGAAAAGGCCCTTTCCGCAACGGAGGATGAGGAAGAACAGAAGCGGATAAAGCGCGCCATCGAGAACCGAAAACGCCAATACGACCAGGACAGCGGGGAGGATTACGATGCCCTCCTGGAAGAATTCGGAAGCTTCAACGAGAAAAGGGCGCTTATCGAAAAGGAATACGCGGACAAACGCCGCCAGGCGGAAGTAATAGCAGCAGAGACCGGAAACGCCACAATCCTGGAAAACCTTGATAAAGCGCAGGCGCAGGCCCTGAGCAAGCTGGCCGCCGAGACCTTGCAGGCGAGCGAACAATGGGCGGAGCTTTTCGGGAACCTTGACGAATTGACAGCCACCCAGATAGAGGACCTGGTGGCGGAGATTGAAAAGCAATTTTCCACGCTTTCCGGCGTATTCAACCCGATAGACCTCAAGGCCGTCCGGGATAAGCTTAACGAAGCCCGGGAGGTCCTGAACCAAGAAAACCCCTTTGCGCAGATGGCCGCCAGCTTGCGGTCGATTTTCACGAACGCCAGCAAAGACAGCAAGACCAGCGCGAAGGACATAAAGAAAAACTGGAAGCAGCTGGGCGAAAGCACCGCTTCCGCTTTCGAATTCGTAAGCGACGCAATAAACAGCTGCGGACCCTTGAAGGACGCCATCGGCGAAGTCGGGGCCACCGCCATATCTTCGCTGGCCAGCACGGCGGCCGTAGCAATAGCAGTCGCAACGGCCATAAAAACGGCCGAAAAGTCCTCCGTAATTCTTGCGATTATTCAGGCGGCGCTGGTCGTAGTAAACGCCGTCGTGGACGTTATTAAGGCCATTTGCGGAAACCAGGACAAAAAGATCGAAGCGAGCATCCAGAAGCACGAACAGCAAATTAACCGGCTTTCCAACGCCTACAACCAGCTCAGCTGGGAAATAGACAAAGCCCTGGGCGAAGATTATTACAAAAAGCAGGGCGAAGCCATAAAGAACCTGCGGGCGCAGAACGCGGAGCTTCGAGAGCAGGCCCGCCTGGAAGCTTCCAAAAAGAAGTCCGACTCCGACAAAATAGACGACTTCAACGAGAAGCAGAAGCAGAACCTCCGGGAGATAGAGGACATCATCCAGGAAATAACGGAGGAAATAACGCAGACCACGGCGCAGGACTTCGCAGACCAGCTGGCGGACGGAATAACCGATCTTTTCCAGACTGGGATGAGCCGGTCCCAGATAAAAGCCACTTCCGAAAAGATAGCGCAGGAAATCATGGCGAACGCCGTAAAGCAGGCCGTAAGCAAGCAGTTCTTAACGGGACCCTTGCAGGCCGCCATGAAGCAGCTGCAGGCCGCTATGGGCTTCGACGCGGAAGGGAACGGGACCTTTGACGGCTTAACCCCCCAGGAGCAGCAGGCTTTCAAAGACCGGGTCCACGCGATAGCGGAGCAATACGCGGAAGCCATGAAGGTTTACGAAGATCTGTATAAAGAGCTTGACGGAACCGACACCACCACGCTGGCCGGGGCTATTGCAGGCGCAAGCCAGGAAAGTATCGACCTGCTGGCCGGGCAGACCAACGCCGTGAGGGAAGGGCAGGTTACGACCAACGACCTCCTCCGGGAACAGCTGGTCCACCTTGCAAGCATAGACGCAGGCGTGACGGAAGCAACCACCATCGCCCGCAATATTTACAACCTTTTGAGCGGAACGCCCTCACTTGTTACGGAATTGAGGGCGCGGGGCATAACAGAGTAAGATCATGGGACTGAACAAAGAATTTGCACAGGCGGCGAAGGCCGCCGGAGTATGCCGGGAATGGTACGACCGGCTGCTGCAGACGGAGGATCCCCGGGGGCTTGCGGAACTATTCTTTAACGGTATAGACTTCTGCCTGAGCAAGGGGGTCCCGAGCTTGCAGCGCTTACGCGAGCTGGGGCCGGAATTCCTAAACCCGCTGGGCCTATACGTAGATCAGGAAGCGCGCCTGGGGAACACCCCCCGGGCGGCGCTCTTTGGAGCTTGCGACGCTTCCGCCGCCTTCAACGGCATGACGGTCGCGCAGCTTTACGCCACCGGCGACACCCGCCTGCACGTTATAGCCACGGGGAAAGCCGTCGTTACCCTGGACGCTTTCGACAACTCCCGCGTAACGGTTGAAGCCCGCGAAGGCGCGCGTATTACCGTCTTCCAGTACGAGGGCGCACAGGTTCAGACCATAACCGGCGACAACCCCGGGACGGTTAAAATCGTAGTTAAACACAAAAAAACATATTAGCAATGGCACTCGAAGAAAACCTTATTTTGAACCTGCCCTTTGACGAAACGGCGGGATCCCGCACGGCTTACGACTACGCGCCCATCAGGCACGACGCAGCGGTCAGCGAGACCGGGGCGGAATTTATCCCCGGCAGGCAGGGCAACTGCATACAATTCGACGGGACCGGCGTCGCGGAGATAGAAAACGACCTGGTCCCCCTTGCAGGGAACTTTTCGCTTACGGCATGGATCCGGCGCAAGGAATTCCCGGACGGTTACACCGGCGGGAAGATAGGCGTATTTTTCAACTGCTCCGGCGTAGAGAATTACCGGGAAGCCTGGTATTCAGTAAACCCCGATACGTGGGGCTTCTGGGCCATAGTAAAACAGGCAAACGAAGTCCGCGTTTACCTTGACACCCAGCTGGTGGGAACGCTTGCGCTTCCGGGAACCCCGGTCGGGTTCAGCATGCTGCAGGATATTTTTAGCAGCGAATACGGCTATGGGAGCCTGGACGAAGTAAAGATTTACAACAAGGCGCTCACCCAGGAAGAAATAACGGACCTTATCAGCACCGCCACGTCCCTGGAATACTACCTTAACGGCGTAAATTTCCGGGACTTTGACGTCCGCGTCTCTCCCAGTAACGGCATCCTTGACCGGCCCGCCGCAAAGAAGCCTTACAGCGTGGACTGGCCAAGCGAACACGGCGAAGTGGTGGACTTGACCGGCCGCCGCCT